CCAGCGGCATTCCGTTTAGGTGCAGGATCGCTATCTGCTGTCCCTCCGGGCTTTCCGCGAAATTTCTTAAGCAGTTCAGCGGCCTCCTTGCTGTCTGCTCCCGATAATTTGTAAATTGCCTGGGCTACCTCTTTGATTGCGCCGGGCGGAGTCAGGTCCATTGCTTCTTCGACCGAGGCGAGGCGTTCGCCGTTTTCAAATTCCATCGCGTAAAATACCGCGGTCGCGTTTGCTTCGAATTCTGCGTAGGTCGTCTTTTCAATGTCAATCTCTGCCTGCATTCCCGCCGCGGACGCCGCCTTGTCGATGTTCCCTTCGCTGTCATATTGTGCTCCGCCTTTTAATTTGGTCCCGGTTACCTTGATGCTTTCGACCTGGGCGTGCTGCCTTTCGGTTAAAGGGCGGATGGTGACCGTCCCTTCCCAGGCTTTTACGTAAATCTCTTCGGTCAGGTCCTTCCCGGCCATGACCTGGGCTTTCGTTAATTTCATTTTGCCATCGCTCATCTTGCTCTTCCTTTCGGTTTATTTTAGCTGGCTGCTGCCATTTCTTGCTCGTTATTTTCCAGGGCGCACAGGATTTCTCCTTCGACCTCTCCGTCGTCGAGCGTTAGCTCGGTCATCAGGGCCCTGGCCTCTACGGTCTGGACCATTTCTGATCGGCCGCTGGGCTGTTGGCTGGTTGCCGTGTTAACGACCTTCGGTAGGTAGATCGTCAGCTTTCCGAAATCCTCGCAGGGCGAAGTGTCCAGGACCAGCTTGATTCCGTATTCCTCTGATCCGCATTCGTTCGGGCCGGTGCTGGCTCCCCAAAGCCGTTCGAGCATCAGGGTGTCCTCGAAAAACAGTTGCATGGAAAGGGTGGTTTCGCGGTCTCCGACCGGGATTCTGGCCGGGTGCCGGTTGCCGATGTGCCGACCGGCGTCCGCGCTGGCGCTGTTGTTAATGTTTAGGGTGAATTCTTTAACCTTGGCGCTGATTTCAAGGTCGGCGCCGCCGTCTCCTTCTCCGATCAGGTATGCGGTGACTTCATGAAATGCGAGCGGGTATTCCTCCGGGAAAAGCAGCTCGCCGGTTTCCAGGGCGCTCTTGCTGTCCCGCTGGGCTACGATGTCTGCTGTGGCCATGCAAAGTTCTCCGCCTACGTTGACCTGGAGGCTGTTGATCGCGCAGCCCGAAAAAACGTGTTCGAAAATGTCCTTCCCTACCCGGGCGCAAAAGCTGGGTAGCAGGACGTCCTCGGTTCCCCAAATTTCGTGCAGGTTTAGGGTCCCGGTCCCGCCGCTGGCTGTGTATTTGTAGCTGCCTAATGCCCATTTTAAAAGCCATCCGATCGTGCGGATGTCGAGGCCGTAAACTACGTTTCCGGCTGGGGCGTAAAAGCCTGGGCGGAAAATCCTGGCTGTTCTCCTGGCGCCGCCGTCGTAAACAATGTTCGTGCCGGATGGCGAGTCCAGGCTGGCGCTGGCGATATCAAGGTGGACCGCTGCCGCTGGCGCCGGGCTTTCTCCGTACTCAAATTCCTCTGCGATTCCGCAATAACGTCTGATTCCTGCCATTTTAATCGATTCCTCCTTGTTTAGGGGTTATTCTCCAAAATCACGAAATGGACCTGGATTGTGGCCGTGGAGGCGAAGAGCGATTCGTTCTGTAAGTTCGGACCTCCCATTTCGAAATTTCCGCTCCTAACGTCCTGGACGTATGCTCTCTTTCCCAGGGTCCGGTCTCTTAAAACGACCGACCTGGCCCGGGCGGCGAGGCTGGTCGCTTCCCGGTAGCCGTCCTCCGGCTGGTTATTCTTGACTATGGCTAAAATGATTATTTCGACCTGCCATTTTTCGGCGTAACTTCGTTGGCTGTGATCGCATGATGCGGTTAGCGCTCTTACCCAAACCGCGGGGGTTTGTGGCGCTGGTCTGCTCCGGTCTCCGCAAACGATCGTCTTGACCTCTTCAAGGTCGTTTCCTGGTCCGCGGTTTTGTTCGAGGGCGTTTACAATGCCGTCCATAATTCCCTCGAGGGCTTCGTCTAACCTAATTTTTTCTGGCATTATGCTGCTCCGACCTCCCTCATGGCCCTGGTTATAAATTCGTCTACGCGGCCGTCGGCGCTTTCGATTGCCCGGTCCGCGTAGGGGTTTGGCTTCTGGCCCGCGACCTGTTTTAAAAACCAGGTCTTGCCTTGCCAATCGAAAACTAAAACGCTGGCTCGCTGTGGGACGATCGGCTGCCCGGTCGGGCCGTAAATGCCGGTCCCTTCATGGACGAAAAGTGAGTATTCGACGTTGCTGTAAATCCGCCAATCGTATTCGTTGAGCGGCTCTATCATAAAGCTGCCCGCGAGGCGGCCGTGGTCTGTCGGGGCTTCCCTGGAAATGTTTCCCCAAACTTCGTGTGCTAAAATGTGGGTCGCCCTGGAAAAAACGCTCCGGGCTAATTCCGTGAAGCGCCGCAGGTCCTCTTCATTCCAATCGACCGTGTATTCGATTGGCGGCTTGGCCATTTTATTCGTCGTCCTTTCCGGTGACGACCACGAGTCCGAGGCGCCTGATAATGCCGTCTAATTTTGCTGGGTAGCGGCGCAGGTCCTTTCTGATCGCCTCGGTGAAAACCTGGTCCTCCAGGCCCTTAATCGTAAAATCGTCTACCCTGATTATCGGCGTCGTCCTCCTTAGGGCGGCGTTGCCGATGTGGTTGCTCATCATTCTGAGCGCGATGCCGTGGATTCCCGGCGGAACATCGGTCCCGGCTTCCTCCGCTTCCTTGGCAAAGTCTCGGTTGCGGTCCCGGTCGATCATGTCCTTGATTTCGATCAAGCGGGCGCCTATCCAATCCTTCAGCAGGTCGTCGGTCGGAAAGCCTAAATCCTGGGCCTGAATGCCGGTGGTGTTAATGACGTCCTCCGGGTTGCTGTAGTATTCTTCGGTCATGCCGCTGGCCTCCTTTACTCGGTAATCACGAATGCGCTAATCTTTTCGATCAAAACCTTGTCTAAATCGGCTATTTTTATGGTCCAGTAAGGCGTGTAGGTCTGGTTGATCTCGTATCCCTCCAGGGTGCTGTCCATCATGAATGAGGCGCGGTGGCCGTCTATGTATAATGGCCCGCTTTGGACGACCTCCAGGTCCTTGTTCTTGACCTCGTAACTTCCTTCCTCGATCGTGAATTCGTCCTCGCAGCGCTTCCTCATGACCTCGATCGCTAATTCTCTTATGGCGCCTTTTATAAACTTTCTCATCGCTTCAACTCCCTTAGCCAGAATTCGGGCGGGGCTTCCCGGTATTCCCATTGGTCCGGCTCTTCCCGCAGGTAGAAATCAAGCGGTAGTTCTTTTAGCCGGAATTCCTCCGCTTCAATCCGCGGGATAGCTGTCTTAATCTTAACATTTGCGCGAGTATTGGTAAAGCTCTGCCCGGCGATCGCTCCTGGGTCTACTGTTAGCCGGGCCTCCGCCCTGGTCCCGGTGGCCGCTTTTCCGCTAATTTTTGTTGACATTTCTGTTGCGGCCTGGGTCCTGGTCGTGCTCCTGCTTTGGCCCTCGATTGTTACGCTGGCTTCAATTTCGGCCTGGGAGCGGGTTTCCGCTACTGCCTGCCCGGCCAGCGCCGTTTCGGCTTCTAAGGTTAGCTCCGCCCGCGTTGCTGTGGTGCTGGTCCCTTCTAAGACCGGGGCTATCGAAATGGCTATCTGGGCCCTGGTCCCGGTCGCTGATCGGCCACCTAAATTTATGCTGGCCTCAATCTGGGCCGTCGCCCGGGTGCTGCTCCGGCTTCCTCCGCTGACCGTCTGGTATTCGGTTATATAAATTATGGCCTGGCTGCGGGTAGTGCTTTCGCTGCGGCCGCTTATGCTTATGCCGGTCTCGATGCTCCCGGCTGCCCGGGTCTCGGTCCGGCTGGCGCCCGAGAGCAGCTCGTATTCGATAACGTGAATTTCGGTTTGGCTGCGGGTGTTTGTGCTGCTCTTCCCGCTTAAGGTTATTTGGTTCTCGGTAACCGCGCTGGCCCTGGTGCCTGTAATGCTCCGGCCGCTGACCTCTGCCTGGCTCTTTATTTGAGCGGTCGCCCTGGTTTCGGTTCTTGATTCGCCGGTCAGGTTTATGGCCGCGTCGAGCTCCGCCTGGCTCCTGGTGTTTGTTCTTGATTCGCCGGTTAGCAGCTCCGCGGTGCTGATCTCAGCCTGGGCCTTGGTTTCGCTGCTTGAGCGCCCGGTTAATGCTGTTTCGCTTTCCATCGCCATCATGGCCCGGGTGCCGGTCGCTGACCTTCCGCTTATCTGAGTCTCTACCTCGATCGCCGCGCTGGTCCTGGTCCCGCTGGTCGAGCTTCCGGCCAGCCAGGCGGCCGCATCGATCGTTGTTTGGCTCCGGGTCGTGGTTCTTGTTTCGCCGCTCAGGGCGATCGTGTTTTCAGTTACTGCCGTCGCCCGGGTCGTGGTGCTTGAGCGCCCGGCCAGGGTTATCCCGGTTGCCAATGTGGCTGTCGCCCTCGTTTGGCTCGGTGACCTTATGTGGATCGCGACCTGGCTGTCCATGACGATGGTCGCCCTGGTTTCGGTCGCGCTTTTTGCCTCGATTGAAGTTGCTGTGTAAATTTCCGCCTCGGTCCGGGTTTCGGTACTGCTGGTCCCGGCTACCTGGACGGTGGTGTCGATTGCCAGCGCTGCTCTGGTCTGGCTGGCGCTTCTCCCGGCGAGGGTTATGTAATCTGTAATCTGGCGAACGGTGTCCGCCGGGTAGCGGCCGGGCTCTAAAACCTGGCGCTCCGTGTCCGCTGGGTAGGTGCCTGCTTCAGCGATTTGCCTTTCGGTATCCGCTGTGTAAATTCCTGATTCTGCAATCTGGCGCTCCGTATCGGCCAGGTATCCGTCGTCCTCCGCGATCTGGCGTTCGGTGTCGGCAGCGTAAGCGCCTGACTCTAAAATTTGTCTTTCGGTATCGGCCGGGTAAGTCCCGGGCTCGAGGATTTGTCTTTCGGTGTCCGCTTCGTAATTACCGGCCTCTAAAATCTGGCGTTCGGTGTCTCCGGCGTAGGTGTTTCCGGCGCTGATTTGCCTTACCGTATCAGCGGGATAATTCCCTACTTCAGCGATCTGGCGGAGGGTGTCGGCGGTGTAGGTGTTCGGGACGGCCTCTTCTTCCCATTGGTCTATCCTGGTGATAATCCAGGTGTCGCCGCTGGCTTTGGCCTGGTTGGGCTCTTCCGTGGCAACCAAAATTCCGGTCCCGATCGTCGCTGTCGCGTCAATCCCGCCATACCAGTAAAGTTTTTGAATCGTGCCGGTTCCTTCTCCGGGGCTTAATGTGGAGACCGACGAAATTTCGTCGGTCTCCACATCGTATTTGTCCGCTACGATTTTCCGGCCTGCTACTGTCCCGCCGATCTCCCATTCGATGTAGGCGATCCGGTCCTCGTAATCGAACATCGGGTAGGTGCTGCTTCCCGGGTAAAGGTCGGAGGAGGGAAACCTCTTGATTAGAATGTTCCCCTGCTCCGCTTCTCCGATCCAGCTTTTTTTGTAATCTAAGTTTACTGTTGCCATCGGCAGGTCTCCCGGTCTCGGTTTATGCTACTGCCAGCGCCGCGTTGACCTCGATGTCTACCGAGGCATCGTTCGCGGCTCCTTCTCCGGCCTGGACGCGGGCCCTGGCCCAAAAGATCGTATTCGTCGCTCCGATTTCCGAGGCGAAGTCAAGATGGGCTCCCCAGGACATTGGTGTGCCGGGGCTCCCGGCGCTGTCCGGGGCCAACTGCCATTTGGTAACGTGGGTTGAATCCTCAATCGTTACCCTGGCGTGCCGCCCGCTTGCCTCTACGGTCTTATAGCCGGATTGGCAGCGCAGGGCGAGCTTGATCCATTCCCCTTCGGTGTAATCAGATCCGGGCGCTAAAATGTAGCCCGATTCGATCGGGGTTGATCCGGTGCCGCTTGAAACCAAGGTGCCGTTCGTGCCTCCGGCGGTCGGGTTGTTCATGTAAATGCGAATGTTATCGCTCATTCGTTAGCCCTCCCTCTTATCCGGGGTCTTTAGCAAATACGCCGATCGCTACCTCGATGTCCCCGATGCCGATTCTGACTCCGTCTGATCCTGTGGTTTTCGGTGTCGCTACCGCGGCTATGAATTCGACCTGGCCGGATGTTAACGCGCTCCAAATTGAAAAGTGCGTTATTTCCTGGGCGGGGTCGATTTGGGCGCCGGTCCATTCAATGGCGGGCTCTTCGCCTGCGGTGTTTAGGACGCGCTGCTCCTGGTTCGAGGGGTGCGCTGCCGGGCTGCCAAATGCTATCGGTTTCCTGACGACCGGGTCCGTATCAATCTGGGCGATGTTAGCCGTCCCTGCGGCGCCCGGGTTTCCTACGTGCAGCTGGATGTGCGGTGTGGCGCCGCCGCCTAAAGCGTCGGTTAGGACCGCGTTTGCTCTTACGTAGCTCATACTCATTCTGGATCACTCCTTTGCTTTATTCTTCCGCTTGTCTGGCCGCCTGCTTGCTTCTGTCGTGAACTTTTTTATGAAAGCGTAATCCGCCCTCGGTTTTGGCTACGAAGTTGCAGCCGGGATGGTTGCAGCGGATTCCGGGCTCGTAAATGGCCAGGGCCTGGCAGGCTTTAATTTCGGCGTAGCCGGTTTCGGTGACCGTTATGGTCCGCTCCTGCTTCGGTCCGAAAACGTATCCGGCTCTCCAAACCTGGCTTTGG